CCCGTGTTTTACCTACCCCCGGTTGAATTAGCCTTCCGTTTCCCCAGAAATTTCCCAATCGTTTGGGTCCCATCCCCACCCCCATACTACATTATTGACCCCTCAAATAGTTTGTTCTATGTATGATCATAGTTCATTCAAGGAGGGAACAATGAACCGAGAGAGAATGGGTTTGTGGCTGGTCGTTGCGGTGTTGGTCATCACGGCAATCATCATTGCTGACGCTCAGGAGGACCGCCGTAGGGCCTTCATGAAGGAGTGCCAGATGGACAACCTCAAGCACTACCAGTGTGTGTCTCTGTGGAACGGTGGCGGCATACCAATCTTCCGTGGCCGCGACATAATCCCTCTGAACTGAGGATGGCTCAGATGACGATGCAGGACATCTTGGACATGAAGGTCATGCCTCAGGACGTGAAGCTCCTGACGTACATTGTACGGGCCATGGCCAAGGAGATCGTGGCTCTGCGGGCCGCTGTTGAGCGACTGGAGAAGCGCCAGTGACCGCAGGGCAGAGGAAGATGATGGACGCAGTCCATGAGTTCTGGAAGGCCAATGGCCATGCTCCGTCTCTGAGGGAGCTTCAGGACATCTTGGGCTATAAGTCCGTGTCTCAGGCACATGCCACCCTCAAGGCGCTCAGAGAGCGTGGTTGGCTGATCTCAAGTCCTAACAAGGCAAGGTCTCTCCGGCTCTCATCTTATGGCATCAGACTGTATAATGGTGAGGCACGGCGCAAGGAGAAGTGGCCTAACGAAATACTCTGAGGTGCATTTGCACTTTTCGTGTTGACACGGCAAGTCAAGCGGATCTAACTAGGTACTGTCGAACGGTCTCCTCCCTAGACGCTACTCGTGCCCTCCTCACGACGGAAGCCCCGCCCCTAAAAGGCGGGGTTTTTGTATGCAAGATCTGAAGTCATACCTCAGCAAGATCGACAAGCTCCCGCTCAATGAGCAGAGAGAGCTACTGCGGCTTCTGGAGGAGTTGAGCGTAGCGGAAAAGACGGAGCTAGCCCGAGAGGACTTCATAGGCTTCGTCAAGGAGATGTGGCCGGGGTTCATAGAGGGACGGCACCATAAGATCATGGCAAACGCCTTTGAGCGGGTTGCCCGTGGTGAGTTGAAGCGGTTGATCATCAACATGCCTCCTCGCCACACCAAGTCAGAATTTGCCAGCTATATGCTGCCAGCGTGGTTTCTGGGTCGCGAGCCGACCAAGAAGATCATTCAGGCATCCCATACTGCTGAACTCGCGGTAGGCTTTGGTCGTAAGGTCCGAAATCTGGTTGGGTCCAAGCCCTTCCAGAAGATCTTCCCAGAAGTTGGTCTTCGTGCCGACAGCAAGGCTGCTGGTCGCTGGAACACGAACCAAGGCGGTGACTATTTCGCCGTTGGTGTCGATGGTGCCGTGACCGGCAAGGGTGCCGATATCTTGATTATTGACGATCCTCACTCCGAGCAGGAGGCGAAGATCGCTGAGTACAACCCGGAAGTCTTTGACGGGGTCTATGAGTGGTACACCTCAGGCCCTCGTCAGCGTCTCCAGCCGGGCGGTGCCATCATCATTGTGATGACCCGCTGGGCCAAGCGCGACTTGACTGGCCAGATCATGAAGGCCGCTCTGGAGCGCGACGATGACGAGTGGGAGGTCATTGAGCTTCCCGCAATCATGCCTTCCGGCAAGCCTCTCTGGCCCGGCTTCTGGTCTTTGGACGAGCTTACCAAGCTCAAGGCGGAACTGCCCCTCTCTAAGTGGCAAGCACAGTACCAGCAGCAGCCAACCTCTGAAGCTGGCGCTCTGGTCAAGCGGGACTGGTGGCGGGTGTGGGAAGGGAACGGCCCTCCGCCCTGCGAGTTTATCATCCAGTCTTGGGACACTGCGTTTGAGAAGACGCAGCGAGCGGACTATTCGGCCTGCACAACTTGGGGTGTGTTCTACCACCCCGATGACACTGGCCACACAAGGGCAAACATCATTCTGATTGATGCCTACAAAGAGCGTCTGGAGTTCCCGGACCTCAAGAAGGCGGCTCTCAGGTTCTACAAAGAGTACAACCCGGATGCGTGCATCATAGAGAAGAAGGCGGCAGGAACCCCGCTCCTCTATGAACTGCGTTCAATGGGCATTCCTCTCTCGGAGTACACCCCGGTTCGGGGTCAGGACAAGATTGCGCGTGTGAATGCGGTCTCCGACCTCTTTCAGTCCGGCATTGTGTGGGCACCTCCTACCCGCTGGGCCGAAGAGGTTGTCGAAGAGTTCGCTTCGTTCCCCGCAGGGGAACACGACGATCTTGTGGACAGTTCAACGCAGGCTCTGCTGAGATTTCGGCAGGGCGGCTTCATTCGTCTGGCCTCTGATGAGGAGGACGAAGTCCCTAATTTTCGGCGCAATCGCGTCGAGTACTACTAGGAAACATGAATGGCTGTCGCCAAGGCTTTTTCCCCAGACACACTGCCGGAAGGCGAAGACCTGAGCGTTGAGGTCATCGAGATTCCTGATGGCACAACGTCTGAGGAAGGCCCCGATGGCGGCGTAGTCATCACGTTTGGCGTCGAAGCCACGGAACTCTCTCCAGATGAGGCCGGTCATGCGGAAAACCTCGTGGAGTTCATGGACGATGGCGATATTGCTGTGCTTGTTAGCGAGCTTCAGTCTCAGTATGACGCTGATCGTCGCAGCAGATCGGATTGGGAACGGGCCTATGTGAAGGGTCTGGAGTTTCTGGGCACCCGATTTGAGGACCGCACACAGCCTTGGGAAGGCGCTTGCGGCGTTTATCACCCCATTCTGTCCGAAGCCGCCATGCGGTTTCAGGCAAACGCCATCATGGAGATCTTCCCTGCTGGCGGGCCGGTGATGACCGAGATTGTCGGCAAACTGACCCCGGAAAAGGCCGCTCAGGCGACCCGTGTCGAAGATGACATGAACTACATCGTCACCGAGGTGATGACCGAGTACCGCGCCGAGACCGAGCGGCTGCTGTTTAATCTGGCACTGGCAGGCTGCGCCGTCCGTAAGGTCTACTTTGACCCGGTGATGAAGCGTCCAGCGGCCCTTTTTATCCCGGCTGAAGACTTTGTTGTCAGCTACGGGGCTAGCGACCTGACCTCATGCACCCGCTACACGCAGGTCTTGCGCCTGCCCAAGAACGAGATCCGCAAGCTTCAGGTTGCCGGTCTTTATGCTGACATTAACCTCCCAGACCCGTCTCCCGAGACCAACGATCTTGAGGACGCCAAGGACCGCACCGAGCTTGAGGTGCGGACGTGGGAGTATGATGACCGACTGACGTTGCTTGAGATGCACGTCGATCTCGACCTTCCGGGGTTTGAGAGCGACGATGGCGTGGCTCTTCCTTACGTTGTCACCTTCATCAAGGACAGCGGAGACATCCTCTCGATCCGCCGAAATTGGAACGAAGAGGATGAGACGAAGAAGAAGATCATTCACTTCGCCATCTACAACTACCTGCCCGGCATGGGCTTCTACGGCTTTGGCCTGATCCATCTGATTGGTGGCATTGCCAAGTCCGCGACTGGCATCCTGCGCCAGCTTGTAGACGCAGGAACGGTCTCCAATCTGCCCGGCGGTCTCAAGAGCCGTGGGTTGCGGATCAAGGGTGATGACAGCCCGATCCAGCCCGGCGAGTTCCGGGACGTGGACGTGCCCGGCGGGTCGATCAAGGACAACATCACCTTCCTGCCGTACAAGGAGCCGTCTGCGGTTCTGTATCAGCTTCTCGGCACCATCGTTGAGGAAGGTCGGCGCTTTGCCTCAATCTCCGAAATGAACGTCGGAGAGATGAAGCAGGACGCTCCGGTCGGCACGACGCTTGCCATCCTTGAGCGCAGCCAGAAGGTCATGTCGGCGGTGCAGGCTCGCCTCCATGCGAGCATGAAGGTCGAGTTCAAGCTGCTCGCTGGCATCGTCAAGGACTACATGGACGTTGAGTACCCTTACGAGACTGAGGGTGACAGCGACCGCGCCAAGGACTACTCAGACATCGTTGATGTGCTGCCAGTGTCGGACCCTAATTCGACAACGATGGCACAGCGCATCATGCAGTATCAGGCTGCCTTGCAGCTTGCTCAGGGCCAGCCGGAC